ATGGGTATCCTGGAAGCAATCACGACTGAAGACCGACACTATGTTAAACGGTACATTATTATCCCCCTGATCATTGCTGCTTTCGAAAGGGACTGCCGTTACATAAAAGAGCATTTAAAGACGCCAGATCCGTACGTGGACGCAATCAAGCTGGCCACCGAGAGAGCCTGGGCTGATTTGCGAGAAGTGAAGAAGCATTGCTTTTTCAAAGGCTTGAAGGTTTATGAAGAGAAGCGCACAAGGCTTGGAATTCTAGCGAAGTTTAAGTGCCGAGGATATGAGTCGAAAATGGAATTACGGTGGGAGTATATCACTGCTGAAGCGTCTATCATGATGCGTAAGTACCTGGGACTGGACATCTCCTCATTCTATGACCCGACCCTTCCGGAGCAGCTGAAAGAACGATATTAATAAAAAAAAGAAGCCCCGCCAGCGCGTAGCATAGCAGGGCCTCTCTTACCAATGCTTTTGGTTTTGTCATCATTATAATGTATTTGGGACATATTGTAAATTACTTTTTGTTTTCCATCCGCATGATGAGCACGGCAGCTTCCTCACGAGTGATCGGCGCGCCTGGACGCGTTCCGTCAAAATACCCTTTCTTTGTAGCTGCTTCCCACGCCGGCGCAGCCCACGAGCTGACAACGTTGATATCTCTTTCTTGTGCCACGGTCTTCCCCTCCTTCTTCTTTAAGCCCAGGTATTTCGCGATCCCGGAGACATGGCCGGCGATCAAAGCGTCAATGACTTCCTGGCGTTTGATTTTGGCGGCATCCGCTGCGACATCGATAAACAGGTTCTCGGTCAGGACTGCCGGCATCTTGCTCTCGCGGCACATGTGCAGGTTCGCGGCTTTCTGCCCCCGGTCGTTCACGTTAAACGGCTTCAATGCTGCCATGATCTCAGTGTGTAGAACGTTTTGCAAAGACCGTGAAGCTGCCGAAGCATTCGTATAACGGAAAGTCTCAAAACCACCAGCGCCTCCGCCGGCATTGCAATGGATCGAGACGAGGAGATCCGCGCCGGCTTTGTTGGCTGCGCTGGTCCGATCGTCTAACTCAAGGAACACATCCGTTGACCTGGACAGAAGCACCTGCACGCCCTCGTATTCGGCTTCCAGGCGTTGCTTGACGCCAAGGGATACCGTCAAGGCGATATCCTTTTCCTGCAGGCCATTTCCGACTGCTCCCGGATCCTTGCCGCCATGGCCGGCATCAATCCATACTTTCTTCATTCTGCTGCTCCCCCTTTCCGCTGCTCAGCACGTTGGATCTTCTTGTCCAGCTCGGACTTCACCCATTCAATGATCGCGTTAAGGACCGGCAACGGTAGATGGTCACCCCATCCAGCACGGATCGAGTTAGCCGTCATACTCTGTACGACATGGTATAGAGTACCGATGGCCAGCGCGCCGAAGATGATACCCGGCAGTTTAAAGACGACATCCAGAAGATGCCCGCCTGCAGGCAACAGGAGAATAAAGAACGTCCTGGCCACGCCATCCAGGCCGTACCGGCTGCCATACGTATTGTCACGCTTAGCGGCGCGAACACCGGACAGCCAATCCATAATGATGAAAAAGAGCAAGGCGGTCATAATGGCGATTACGGCTTCCCCCTCACCATACATAAAATCAAAAACCGGAACCAAAACGGCTCCGGCTGAACTAAAAATTGCTTTCCATTTATCCAAGTGATTTCCCCCTAATTATAAGATGAAAGCCCCTGGATCACTCCAAGGGCATAAAAAATACGCCTTCCGGCGCTACTTGTGAAACTATTCTTCGATCAGGAATTCCAGTCCACTATCAACCAGGATGTCACGTACGCCTGGCTGCAGGGATGTCGGTACCTCGCTGAACTTCGTCTTGTTCAGGATTACACGTTGAGCAAAAAACATCGCCATCATATCGCCTCCACCTCCTTTCCAGAGTATCCAGTAAAGGAACCGGCGAATCACTGGTAAACCTGCTGAGCCATCTCAGCAATGACATCCTCGATAAATTCTGTTCTTTCAGTCAATGCGCTGTTCTGAGCTTTCAACAAGGTGTTTTCTTGCTTGAGTTCAGCAACCTGTTCAGAAAGGGTTGGTTCTGGACCAGGGAGCTCAGGATACTCGTCAGCGAAAACAAGAAAATTCCCCTCAGTTATGTTGTGTTCCTCGATTAAGAATAAGTCGGAGTTCTCCTGAATAAGTGATTCGCGCTCTTCTAAAGTGGTATATTGTTTTTTTACCTTCATTTAAAATTCACCCTCCTTTTTAAGTTCGCGAACTCCAAACTTCAATATCTGTTGAAACTGTAAAATCTCGAAGGCGAACATAGCCTCCGCCGCTTTGATTTGTCCAAGCATAAACCTGAATTTTGTCATTTCCATTAATAGAAATATCCTCTACATACCCAATGTAAGATGACGTGACTGATCGCAATGTACCCCTTGGCGAGCCATTAACATAGATCTGACCATACCCAATTAACCCATCATCTACACCTAAATAGAATACGACGCGATACGTACCGGCCACAGATATAGTACACCCTACCGCTATTTGGGGGGTGGTCCCATACAAGCCAGTAGGTCCTATGTCTTGAAAAAATCGCATCTTATCCCCTGGACCAATTGTTTTGAGACTACCTATAACCGGCCCGAATGACACGCCGTCCCTAAGGTTCTCTGGTTTAATCCCAGTTGCCGGGGCTGTTACCCAGGAACTGCCGTCATAATAACCCCGAGGGGGGGCAATAAACACGCGGTCCCCAGCCCATACAGTCATATCCTGACCCGGCATATGATGGTTTTCGGCACTTCGGTTCGCTATCCCACCGGGTACCCCAAAAATAGGATGACCATTCAGAATGTAGTTGGAATTTAAATTAGCTTCAGCAGCCTGTAATTGTGCAGTAGTGACTTTTATTTCTCCATCACCAGCACCACCTTTTTGATAACCCTTTTCCGGATAAACAGCAAGCGCTCCATCAGGCCATTTTCCCGCGCCTGTGGCTGTTCTGATGCCGTTTAGGATAGGAATGGTTCCTGTTACTTGTCCGCTTGCATTTGATGCTGTTTTCCCGGCAAGGATATCTGCAGCTGTCGCATTCCCTGTGGCTCTGATAACTGCTGCAATCTTTTGAATGAGCTGCGCCCATGATTCACTTGTGGATGCCGATACACCTATGGAGTTGAGAGCGGCAACCACATTCGCTTTCTGCTCAACTCCAAGCTGCTTTGCCGCAAGCGCCTCGTCGTATGCAGACTTTACGGCCTTCGGCGTTGCTGCCAGAGATTCGGATATGCTGTTAAGAGCGCTGGAGAGCTGCACGATCCCTTTTTGCGTTAATGACGCGTCCGGGACCGTGACATTCCCCAGGTCCTCCTGGATCTGACCGACCGCCGCGTCAATCTTATCCCAGTTATCATTCAGAACCACATCCACATTGAATGTGTCATTCCCGTCCGTCTCACCGTTCACCTTATATAGATCCAGATTCGGTGTCTGACTTGGCATCCTGTTAACCTCCTGTTCTTCTAAAAGCAAATTTTGAAAATGGCGTCTGCTTGAGCTGATCAAACGTCATGACGTTATTGACATCCCGGACCAGTAGAAAGCGGAATTCGTATTCCAGGGTCAGGTGCGCCGGCTTGATGTCGTTCAGCGCATCCTTCAGATCGTCTAGGTTCGGTGGGATCCCGAGCGTATCAATGAAGGTGATGGTGATCTTGTAATCTGCCGGCGTAACCGATACGTCCACCTCGCCGCCGTCGTAGGCCTGCGCTACGTTCTTGATCAGGCTGCCGGACACATTGCCATGGCCGCGCATCTTCGAGATAACCACGGAGCGCCGCTGCTCGATGGGCTTCCCGGCTTCGGCCGTGATCTGCAGGTCCTTCTCATACCTGCTAATCGCCCAGGTCGCGGATTCCGGGTAGGATTGATTCAGCAGCTCCTCGATCCGAGTGGCCAGCAGATCCACCTCCGGGCCTTCCGTACCCGTCAGCTGCTCCATCTCCAGCACCCCGTCATAGTAAGCAGGCAAGTAGCTCTTTAATCGATCGTATCCGCTCATGTTACCGTCACCGTCCCGAGGACCGCAACGTCATCCATGCCGATCTCTATATTCATCGCTCCGCCATTCACGAGCAGGTCCGAATAATCGATGACAGGCGGGATCCCAAGGATAATCCCCTGGATCCGCGTATACCGAATAAGTGGATCCGTAAAGGCCAAGTCTCGGAAGTATTCCGCAGCGCCTCGCTCCAGCTGCTCCTTGACCTCTTCCAAGGTTGCTCCTGTGGCCAGTGTCACCTTAACCGAGATATTGATCGGGATCTCCGTCGCCCCGACAACCGTAGTCACGGATCCGATCGGCGCAGCCCCCTCACCCATACCGTCCTGCGTTGGATCGATATACTGCTGTACGGCCTCCACGATCGGAACGGCCGGCGCGCGCATCTCATTGTCCAGTAGAACGACTTTCACCGTTCCTGGTCCAGCCCACTCCGGAAATGCCCGAGCCCGGCCGACACCAGTGATCTCCCGGGCCCATAACTCATATTGGAACCTATTGCCGGACGTGATCGGCCGGGATACCTTCTCTTGGTAGCGCTCATACAAGGCTGAATCCTCTTCCGTGTCCTCGCCGGCGACCAGAAGCTCCGTCAGCTCACCACGACCCAGATCCGTGATGTAATCGATCGGGATGAGTGAGCCAAAGTGGCGATTCCCTTCTGAGCCCGCCGTCTCGCACTCCATCCGGAAGTTTCCGGCGGACATGCGTTCCACTGTGACATAGTTCAGCTCGCCCAGCGAGAACCGGCTGCCGATCGGGATGTCCAGCAGATCGCCGGATCCGGAATAAAACAAGCCGCGGAGCTGCGCCTTGCTGGCCAGCTTTCGTTTTACACCCGACCAGGCGATGGAGCGGTCCAGGTATTCACCGCTGGCCGTATCCGGGAAGCGAAGATTCGCATTCAAGTCCAACTCGACATACATTTGAGACAATTCGGCGGCGGCCGGCGCCAGGGCATCATAGATGATACTCCCCTCGCGCTTATCGATCCCGTCCGGTACCCGGTCCAGCATTCGCTCCAGGATGTTTTCAAAAGTCTGATCCTCGTACACCGTTACACCTCCTGTTCCTCTTGATATGTGCCGAATTCGATTGTATCAACCGAAAACCGAACCTTGGCAGTATCCAAGCCATACTCGAAGCTGAAGCCACTCACGGAGGAGATCCGGTCATCCTGGGTTAGCGCCTCTTTCACCCAGCGCTCAACCTCTGACTCAAATACCGCCCGCCCTCGGACAGCGCCAGGGTCCATCTCATTCCCGTAATTACTGGAATAAATCAGATGTTCGAAGCGCTGGGTCGAGAGGATTTTGAATACGGCTTGCTTGACGGCCTCGATCCCGTCCACTGTTTGGCTGCTGATCCGGCCATTCGCTCGATCGAATCGGTACGTCCGGCTCGGGAGGGTGACGGGTTCCAGCTCCTCATCCGTCATTTCGACATCACTCTGTGGGATCATCCGCTCACCACCTTATCCAGTACAACAAACTTCTGCCCGCCTTGGACCCGAAGCAGAATCACCGCATCACCTACGGCTAGCCCCTTGCGTATGACGATTTTATCGGTCAGGGACTTCTCCGTATCCGGGGATCCGGAAATCTTGTGAACGTGGCTCAAATCGATCTCATAGCGTGTTAAGGATTCCGGCACATAAAAAAAAGCCTCTGGGAGAGTTATCCTTTGATCCAGGCTAATCTCCAAGGGGCTTATCGATACGACTGTTCCTATTTGTACGGCGACCGGTTTACTAGCGCCCACTGCTTCAATGGCCGCCTTTTTGATGATATCCAGCATACCTACACCATCCTTAAATCAAGCGTCATTTTGTGATCTGCGCCGGAGACTTGATGGGTGCACTCATCGACAAGGAAAAACTTATTGATCCCGAAACGCGCGATCTGGATATTGACGTACATCCCGGCGCGCAGCCGGAAGTCCCCGATCGCCTCGATGTTCATCTTCCGAGTTTCCCGATCCTTGGCCGTGATCAGGCGGGTTAGCAGGTCATTGATCTGAGCCTTGGTCATATCCTCATCCACGCTCTGATACAACTGCAGCTTTCCCCACTTCTTAATCCGGCTGCTGTCCTCGATTTTGAAGGTTTGCCGTTTGCCCGATTTCTCGTTATCCCTGTACAACACGATGTGGTTATAGGTGTCCTCATCGATGGACTTGCTATAAGTGAAGTCCGTCATCAGACTCCCCTCGCCGACAACAAAGCCGTATTTCATATCGTTGACATTCTGGAGCGTCAGCTGCCCGAAGTCATCGTAAAATACGAAGTTGGTGCTGTACTGAATCAGCGTTTTATCCAAGGCCCAGCAGATCATATCCATGAGCGTCTGATTGTCCTGATAAAAATTCGGGATCTTATATTTGGTGTCCACCAGCTTTCCGGTCTTCAGGTTGAAGTCCTTGGCGATCCGTTGGATGATCTGCGTCGCTGTTACGCTGGACAGCACATAAGTATGGTTTGCTTGGAGATATCGGAGCTGGTCATAGGCTAGGATCTTCGCCTCACCGTTTCGACTCATTTCGAATTTGAAGACATACCCCATGAATACCTTGGTCGTGCCGTCCGTCAGCTGGACGATATCCCCGTTTTGGTACTTAAATTTCTTATCCTGATAGATGCCGCTGTCGATCAGAGTAAACTCCAAAGAGGACGCCTTGCCGATCCGGGATGTGGAGTACCGGATATCCTTGACTACATTGGTTACATCCCAGACGTTCCCGTCCTTGTTATCAATTACGATTTTCATAGACTCACCCCGGCAACTTAATCACGGTACCGACTTTTAGCTTCTTCGCTTGAGCCTCCGTGATGTTGTTCAGTTTCATGAGCTCCTTGTACCGGCTGCCGTCCCCCAGATAGGTTTTCGCGATCGTCCACAAGGAGTCACCGCTTTTAACCTTCACCGTTTTAGGCTTGGCTCTCTCGTCCGGACGGTCTGGCTTCTTGGCAGCAGCTTGCTTTTTCTTCCCGCCAGCTGCCGCTTTCGTCTTCGCGATCGTTACCTTTTTCGCTGAATAAAAGGCGTACTCCTTGAGTGACAAGGTATATTCAAAATCCCCAGGAGCTCCGCCGACCTCTTTATAACTGAATTCCTCAATAGATGCAGCGATGTTGATCTTCAGGCCGTGGCTGATATAGATAAACCGGATCGGCTTCTTCTTGTTCATCCAGTCCTCAATTCTCATGATGTAATCGGCAGGCGAATCGAAACCTGGGGACTGGATCGCCCTGGACAGATCGGCGGGAAAGACACCACTAAATGTGATTTCCTTAAGCTTTGGGGCGTCGATCGCGTTGATCCAACCGAGGCCGGCGACGTTGTGCTCTTCCCCTTCTCCTTCGCCTTCGATCTCGATCTCCTCCGGCAGTACCGGGATCTCAAAAGCAACCTCGCGGTTATTAAAGCTCAACTCGATGCTATAATCAGCCATTGTCATACACCCCTTTGGCGCTGGAAGCTACCTGCTCCTCAAGTCGGGTATTGATTTTGGTGATAATCGTATCCAGGTCACCGCTGTTATTGATATTGCCCGTCTTCAGATTGACGGTAGGCGTCAGAGTGACGAAATTCTGAATGTTCTTCATCTCAGCAATATCACGCATGATCTTTAGATCCTCGCTGCTGATGTCCACCTTCCCCTTGATCTTATCGACCTGGCCGACTTTTCCGACCTTATCGATTTTTTTATTCGGCTTATCGGATGCGACGGCAGGCATAGCGGATGCCGGGACCTTATAATCCCCTCCGCCGCCCTTGCCTGCGCCTTTTGCCTTCCGTTCAGCTTCGGCCTGCTCTGCAGCTCGTTTCGCGGCTCGTTCCTTCAGGAAGTTCACAACCTTCGCCTCGCGTTCAGCTGCTTTGGCCGCTGCGCCAGCCTTCGCAGCTTCCAGCTTGGCTGCATTGGACTGACGGATAGCCTCTGCTTCAATAGCTGCTGCAGCACCAAGTTGTATATGCTGCATTGCCTCGCCAACATGCACACCAGGTAATGAGTTAAGCGCGTTTATTAGACTATTGATGCTATCGATGACCCCGTTCGCCATCGAATCAACGATTTTTAGAACAGTCACTTTGGCTTGATTAAAAGCATCAGAAATTCCGTTACCAACCCACGTAAAAAATACCGGGATCTGATCAAAGAAATTCAAAATGGCATTCCACGCACGCATGAGGCCGGCGGCAAACTGATCGTTAGTTTTCCAGAGATTATACAGCCATACGGCCAGAGCGATGATGCTCGTAATGAGCAAAATGAAAACATTCGCCTTCATAACTGTGTTCAGACCAGCCCAGGCCACGCGTAGGCCGTTAACCGCTGCAGCTTGAATAAACAATGCCGCCGTTTGGATCCCTGTCGCAACTGCGCCGACAATCATGGCGATCCTATTTACAGCCATAATCAAAGCCAATGCGCTCAGCGCTCCAACCACGCCGTAGACAATCGGTCCTAAAATCGGCCAGTTGGTCCGCATGAACGTAAATACCTGGGTCGCCGTCTCCAAAAACCACAAGAGCGTCCTAACCGCTCCTGAGATCGCCCATGACAACATATCGAATGTATCCTGGAACGCTCCTGATTCGAAGCCGGCGTTAATCTTATCGAATAGAGGAGCAAGCGACTGCAGGCCCTCCTCCCCAGCCGAGGCCATGTTAAACTTGAAAGTTTGAATGGCTCGGTTCCACTTGGCTGCCGGAGAATCCAGCATCTTTTCAAAGGCCTCTTCGGTCAGGTTCTGCTGATCGAGCATCTTATCCATGCCCTTGATAAATCCGTCTACATCGCCCCTCATGCCAGCTAAACGTGCCTCGCTGTCTTTCAGCATGCTTCTGCTGATGTTGAAGCGTTCTGAGATTGAGGTATAGTCACCACTCAGGAGCTCCTTCAGGGAGAACGCTGCACCTTCAAGGCCCTCGGTCGGATTCAATTTGGAGAGACGCATGGCAAGTTTGTTCATCTCGGTTAGCTGCTTTGGGTCCATCGTCGCCGACATGAACGACATACTGCCAAGCAAGCTCGCATTAACGTCTTGCCCATATTTCAAGGCCTGATTGACCGTCTGGTCATAAATGGCCCTACCCAGCGCTTCGTTGCCTGTTCGAGAGGTAAAGGTGTTCACCATTTCCTGTTGCTGCATTGCCCCGCCGATCGTAGCGCCGCCAAGTTGTTGAACGCCTTGGAACGTAAGGTATGACGCTGCAATCCCCTTGATCGTATTGGCCAGCCGTCCCGACTCCCTTTGGCCTCGTCTCACCGAATTGTTAAATCGGTCTTGCTGGCGCGTTGAGTCTTCGATAGCTTCGGCAATCTGGCTTTCAGCAGATGCGATTTCTCTTTTTGCTGCAGCCAACTGCCGGTCGATGTTATGATTCCGGCTCGTTGCCCGGTTCATCTGCTCCATAGTACGGATAACAATGTTTAGCGCATTCGTGATGTTCTTGAGCGGTCTTGTCATGGCGTCATACATCTGCAGCGTAGAGGATACTGTGGTCATGACCTACCTCCTTTCGAGCAAAATAAAAACGCCCTCGTAATTGAGAGCGTCTGATTATCATTTCACATTTTCGAATATTTGTTGAGACTTTTCGTTATAGGCTTCTAGTAAAAATCGACCATTTGAAGGCCAGCCCTTTACGAGCTCAAGTTCTTTCTGATTCTTCTCCAGATCCTTCTTCGATTCGTATTCATAAATCGCGACTTTGTCCTTGTCGACAGTGAACATAACCCCGTCTTTGGCGTTAATCATACCGAAGACCGGCTTCTTTTCAGGATCCACTTCAATGCCTGCATCCTGATAAGCTTTAATAAACTTATCGAGAGTCAAATCCTTTTCAGACTCAGCCTCAGCAGACCCGCAGCCAACGACAGCAACCAATAGCAACATAACCACCGCGAATAAACCCAATGACTTTTTCATTATTCCGTCCCCCTGAATAGGTCATATTTCCCAACTATTCTACCAAATTTTACAGGGATGGGCTACCGCTTTCTGCTCTTTTTACCCTTTAGCTTCTTGGCATCTGCCTTTTCTTTATCGACCCGGATCGAGATCATGGCATAGATGGCGGCCCGTTCCCGGACCGACATCGCCATGAGCTCATGAGGAAGGATGTGCAATTCGTGGAGGGCGTAGTACGCATAGTTCGCGTCGCCGTCGCCCTCGTTGATTAGTTTTTTACTTCTTCCACCAGATCATTAATGTCCTGATCGAAGCCGTTCATCGTCTGTACTCGCTCGCCGAGAGCAGCAAACTCGCCAGGGAGCAACATTTTGCGCAGAAGCACCTCGGCACCCTTAACGCCGTACGACTTCTGCAGATCCGCGTTCTGCAGATCCGGGAAGACGACGCAGCTAGTCATCAATCTAGCCATGTACTCAGCCGGATCCAGTTCCGGCGTGTAGATCCCGCCTTTCCCCTTCACCTTCCGCGTAGACATCTTGCGGATCTCGCTGTTTTGCTCTTCGGTGATGCTCCGAAGCTTCCACGGTACCGGCTTGCCGTCCGCGTCCTTAAAGCGCTCCGATACGACGAAATCCTCCGTTACTTCCAAAGCAGCATTACCAGCAAAAAACATAGACAGATCAGACATATTTATTCTCCTTTTCTATTCGATAGATTTCTATATTAGGATCCCAGGACTGGCTCCTGGAATGTTTGGCCAAGATCAACGTCCTCAAACGTAAAGCTAACCTCTTCCTCCAATGCCTCCGATTCTGTATCAAGCGAAGCCATGACCACACTGTCCAGGTTCACACCTTTGAGCGTTACCGTTTGGGCGCCGATACTGGAGTTTGGGTCTTCGTTTGTAACCGTGATATCAAAGTATGCATCCCGTCCCGATTTGACGTAGTCGTACATAAGCTGACGGAACATGGATGTAACATAATAAATCGTCATCGTCCCGGATCCAGTCCATCCGATTGTTTTGTGTTGGACACCACGACGGCCGAGGGTCTTCACCTCTGATTTATTCTTTTCAATCGATGCCTCAAGTGTCTTGATATAGAACATTTCATAGTTCCGGTTATCCAATGTGAGATAGGCACGGCCTTCTTGTCCGGAAATGGTATCCTGGGCTCTCAAAAATTCTGGCATGCATTAACCCTCCTTAGCGGACCAATACCCGCATGTAGATTTTCTCGATTGCGTCCACCGGCTGCACACGGAGCTCGACGTACACACTGTCGGCCGTCTTGCCCTGCTGGACTGTGACATCCGTCTGGGCGTCAAAGTTCTGCACGGCTCCGATCCCGGCGAGCGTATCGATGTAGGTGACGATCTCCTTCCGGAACAAAGCCCGGCCGTCCACGTTGTTGTCCACTTTGCCGATGTAAAACTGTTCGAAGATCCGTTTCAGATCGTTGGCCAGGCTATCCAGGACGCGAAGCACTCGGTTTTTGGATCGCTCCGGTCCCTTAGTCGCCGTAAAGCTGCGGAATGTATTGATATCCTGCTCGACGACTGCACGACCGTATGAGTGGATAAACAAGAATTCGCCCGCTCGTAGTGCTGCCTCGATCTCGCTGTTCGTATAGCGGACATCCACATCCACGGCATCGTCATAAGCGGAATACGTCAGAGACTCATCTGCAGCAGCTCCTGCCGTTGCGCCGGCTACCCAGGCGACAGCCTTTACTTTGTCCAGGACGGTACCATCAGAGAGGATCACGCCGTTTTTGACGCTGATCACGCCCTCATAGTCGGCGGCCGCGTAATCGGCCATGACCACCTGAACCTTCTTCCCTTCCTGGTCCCGCATCCGCTTAATCGCTGCCGTATACACCGGCTTCAGCGTAGCGTCCGAGGTCAAAAGTCCGATTGTATGGAAATCATAGCCCTCGATCGTGGTCAGGTAATCGGTATGATCCCCGTTGGTCACGGTGCCGTCTGCCCCACCAGTTAGATTCAGGCCTGCGGTGACGTCTGGCGCGCCGGTTCCGCTGAATTTAACCCAATTGTTCTCCGCCAGCTCCTCGATCTCAGCGACGATTTGGGTGTCCATCACTTCGCCGGCGAGCAGCGTAATAACGTCAAACTTTGCCGGTTCGTCGATATTGTTCTGGACGATAATCCGGATATCGTTCCCACGAGCCCCGCCGTGCTTCGCAGTCACCGTCAGGCCCGTATTCGTGGCCGTCGCCGGAGTGCCGGCATTCAGCCGATACAGCAGGACTTTGCTGGCCCGTTTCAGTGCTTCACGAAGCGGCAGAAGCTCAGGGGCCGAAATGTCGTAACCCAGAACATCCTTCGTATCTGCTCCGGCTTCGACGATAATCACCTGTTTGGAAGGCCCCCAGGACAACGACAACGGCAAGGATACCACGCCGCGCTCGCCCAAGGTAGTCAGTGACTGCCCGGTCGATTCAAACGTAATATAAACACCGGCACGCTGCTTGTTTTGCGTTTTCCATGTTCCTCCTGCCATGCCTTACACCTCTCTTTCCTTAAATCTATTGATCACAGCGACCGCTTCGTCCAGCGTATACGTCTTATCTGGCGCCAGCAGCCCCGTCAGGATATCTTTTTCAGACGTGGTGAACCGTTTGGCTTCCACCAGCTGTTCCTTCGTGTAGCGAGGCGCTGGCTGCGTCTGAGCCTTGTTCTCTTTGCTCATTTCAGGCGTCCCTCCTGTTCTAATTGTCCCATCTTGATTCCCGGCTCCTTGGCCCGCATGACGTGATAGTTATAGTCCACATAGAAATGCAGAACATCATCGATCACCTCGTAATTCATGCCGGTACCTCTAAACTTCATGCCGTCGATCTCAACCCACTCCAGGACGTCTAGCAGCTGGCTGGCTACGTCCATGAAATCTTCGTTCGTGGCTGAGAAGTAATGCACATCGAACGAATGGCTTTGTTGGTAACGTCGCCCCTGGATCCGACCATGGGCGGCATTCAGAAGCAGCACAATAAAGCAGGGCTCAATTAAGCCCTGCCTGTTCTTCCCGTATACCTTCCAGCCGAAGGTTGTCTTCAGCTTATTCATGACGGCATGTGTTAAACGCTCGGAATCCATGCCCTCACCTCACCGTCTTGGCCCACGGCCGTTCATGATTTGATTTAATAGTTCAGCTTGCCTTCGTTCCAGGTAGGCCGGCAGCTCCCTCTCGATTTGCTTCATGGAGATGGTCATCATAAACCGCCCTTCAACCCACTCCGTTTTATCCCGGTTCCGATGGCCATATTCAACGAAGGATGCATACTCCGTATTGTTGTAGATCTCAACGACATACGAACTACCTTGGCGGATCACTCTTCCAACCCGCCAGTTTCGTCTCAGCTCCCCCGAGTCTACCGGCGTGCGCTTCTTGACCTTGCGTTCAGCACGGTAGGCCATTTCCAGAAGGAAATCCTGGATGAATCGATCGATGACTCTCTCGTCCAGGGCCTTCTTGAACGACTTGGCCATCTTCTCAAATTCGTCAAAGTCGAAGCTTCCCAATCTCGGCATCAGGCTCGGTCCTTTCGGGTTAGATTGACTTCCTGGTGAGTCGAGTAAGGCGGAAAGGGTTCGCCGGCCGTAAAGTGATAGGACCTACCTTGTCGGGTGACTTGAAGCTCGTCCCCTTGAAGGATCTCAACCTCTGGAGCGATGAATAGCTTAACATCGTAATCGATCCGGTTTTCAGCTTCGGTTTGACCGTTGCGAGGAAGCCCGATCTGAGATAGCCGGCAGGGAACGTCCGCATAGACGGTAATCAAACCGAATTTGGTTTCGCCCCAACCGGTTTCGTATTCCCCGTACCGCTGGATCGTTACCCGGTCCGTGTAAGTCTTCTCCACGATCTTACGGTATCGCCGTATTCTGCTCATTGCTTACCACCTCAGCTTCCTATACCGGATCAGGTCGGAGCTATACGCCCTGACACTGGCCGCCACCGAGCCGCCCCCAGAGGATCCGCCCGCCGATGTCTTCACCGAGGTGTCCCCAATCTTCAGGTCGATAGCACCCGACAATAGATCATCCAGCTCTTCCAAGTGGGCTTGATCCATCTTGAAGGCTGCCATCGCAATATTGGCCCAAACATATTTAAGAGCGGCCGGGATCTCCTCGATGGAGTCCAGGCCCAGGTAGTTCATGATGTGCAGTCCGGATTCGTCAATGTAGGACCGAACCAGGCTATCCAGTGATTCCGGGAGCTTGTAACGCTGCTTGATGATTTCAGCTACGGCTTCATTCAACATCGCCGGCACCTACTTTTCGTCTTTTTTGCTTTTCTTGCCGTCAGCTTCTTCGATTTCAATTCGTTTGAAGCCTTTGGACTCCAAGGCCTTTGCCTTCGTTTCGGAGTCCACCACTTTAACAACATTCAATCTCTTCAGAGTAATATTGCTCATGGGTATTAGCCTCCTGTCGTCACGCGGAATGCCGCAGTTTTGTTATCCGGAATAATCAGATCGTGATACTTCCGATAATCCAATTTCCATGCATCGGCCTTCTGGTTCTCATCCGGGGTAAAGATCCTTACCTTGTCCGTTTTGCTGATACCGATCGGCGCAGAACGTGGCGAAATGATCCAGTTTACGCTCTTCGCGTCAACCGCTGGCACAAATCCCCCAGCCTCCTGGCCAGCCGTCTCACCGTCATTAAAGACATACGCTGCTTTCATCCGGTTGGAGGATACAGGGATCAGCGGAATGCCGTCCAGCATCTTAATTTGAAGATTGATGCCGCCTTGTGCAAACTGGCCTACATCGATCCGCTTCTGGATCTGCGTGTTCCCCGTCAGCACGCCATAAGCCGGAAAAGCAATGGTGATGACCAGCTGGCTCAAATCGACCCCCATATCCGCCAGGTCGAAAATATCTTTGAACAGCTCTGTCACGATGGTGCTTTCTGCAGGTGTATAAGTCCGGGATTTACCAGCTGCCTCCGCTTTGGCCGCAATCAGGCTATAGCGGTATGCATCAATTTCCGGGATGACCTGGAGCCGCTGGAACTCGCTCATGACATTAGCAGCAGAAGCCCCAAAGTTCGTTTCGTTTACATCCATAGAATCCAGCTGGAAAGTACGACCGCGATCCTGTGTCAGCGTGTGGGTTTGGTACTTGTAAGTTACGGAACCCTGAACAAATCCGGTATCACGGTCATAGTCAGCCAGGCCTTGGACAACGACATCCGGGATCTTAATTTCATTACCGCCGTTATAAATGACTTGGCCGGCGTTGCTTTCCATCCATCCGGATGTCGCTTGCTGCGCGATTTGTTTATCCAATTCGGTTTGAAATAGTTTTGCATATTCCAATGTGTTAATAGGCATTTACATTCATCTCCTTGTTATCGTTGTGAAAAGATACTAGAAATTTCAGCGGCAACCGGATCTACTGCGCCTCCACCGCTGCCGCCTTCCGCCGGCTTCGCTCCCTTGAATGTGGCGCCGGGGGTTTCAGGCTTAAACAAAAAAGCCTTCGATTCACGAAGACTCTTCACCTGATCCTCAAGGCCGGCCTTGATGCTGCCGTCCTCGCCGATCTCAATTTTCGATTTATCCAACTGCGAGATCGCATAGTCGGCATCGTGAACATCCGAGCCAAGCGCCAGCTTAAGCGCCGTTGTCAGCTGCAGATCCTTCAGCTCGGCCTCATACTTCTCCTTGGCCGTCTTGTTGTCGTCCTGGAGCTTCTTGATCTGTGCCTGCAGATCCTCATTGCCCTTTGCTGCTTCCTTCAGATCGGCTAGCTGCTTATCTCGATCCGTCACCTCCTTCTCTGCCTTTTTACGGGCATCGACGACATCGTTATATTGTGACTTCGGAACAAAATGCTTCGGCAGCTCCTTGTTCACATCACCGATCAACCCATCGATCTTCGATTCATCCAGCCCGGCATTCTTCAGCAGTTCCTTCAACCAATCCATTTATCATCAGCCTCCATAGATTTTTATAGCTGCTCTCCAGCTACGGGAGTCAGCCGATATACTCCGGCTGCGAGTATGCCTAGTTTTACGCCGTACGACAGGGCAAAATAAAAGCACCCTCGTAGATTCGAGAGTGCTTAGTCAATATATTTCGCTGCCATCAAATTTCCAGCCATATTCCTTCGGTAAAAGATCTTCCCCGGCCTCCAGGCTTCTGTCGATCTTGTCAATTAGCCCTTCCGTCGTCTCACTTCCCGGGATCATTTCCAGCGGTACGCATGAGTCCGGAAATCTCTTTTCAAACTCCTGCATCTTGGTCCATAACTCATCTGTGACAATGACCATCAGATCTCCTCCAGTATTTTTTGAAATAGAGCAAATGACTTCGGAAGAAACTCCCTCATCAGTTCTGCCCTTTTACCTGTAGGGTCAAAACTAGCTTCAAACATGTGTGCGAACGCCTCTTTTTCAATAGCGTTCGGCAGCTGCTGCCAATATTTCGGATTGTGGCCATATTTTCCTTGGATTCTTCTTCGAGTCACGCCGCCGTAAATATCAGAAATAGCTGAGTGAAGGGCACCGTTACCCTGCCCTAGAATCATCGATATTTCAAGCTGGGCCTGTCTCAAATCAACACCTTTATTCTTGGTGTAGTTCTGCATGTAGTCCTGAACGTCTCGAAGAACAGCCTTCTTGAAATCCTTCGCCTCGATACCTTTTAGATCTATATGAGATACGCCATCATAGGTTGGGCCTTTCAGCTTGATGGCTGCCATGTTATCGACATAATGGCCAAGCTCATGGAAATAGGTCGCTCCAGCTCCCCGAGGATTATTCAGATCCTCAGCAAAATCCATATTCACAACCCGTTCAACCGGCGAATAATGTGCACCCTGTTTGAAATTCGAGTCTTTCACCACATTACCCGTAACGTATTGCATAAAGACCCGTCGGGCTGTTTCGGATCCACTGGAGAACCGTTTAATCAGGACTTCCTTGTATTCTTGTGGCGCCTCAGTCTTATCCATGATGGATCTAAAGGGCTCATCACTGCCAAGTATATCCTTTTTCTGGGCTTTTGGCGAGTCGATATATTCCTTCTTCCAATCCTCATACTTCATATCGCCGGAGATATAGATCCGCTTACCGGTTGTATCCTTGGCGATCCGTTTGCCCGGATCCTCTTCGTCATCGAAATAGGGCGTGACGGTGGTCCGACAACGTACATGGAATGGTGGGTAATTGACGCCCGTTTCCTTCTCGCTCAACTTGAATACTTTGCCGTCCATGCTCTGGCATATCGGGCTTGTTCGGCTATCCAAGGTCGCCAGGATCTCGTATTCCTGTACGACGCCGCTGCTTCGGTATCCTTCGGCTGTCGCCTCGTTAATGATGTGGGCGCTCTCTGTCTGGATTAACCTCTCAGCATTTGATCGAGAAACGCCCATTCGCTCGGCCAGCAGCTTGCTTACCTTATCCACGCTATCGCCGCGAATGAATGATTGAGCCAATCCGGTTCGCAGCTCTCGAAGCAGCTTATCACGGTTTTCCCAGATCCGCGAGCTGTAGTTTTTTCCGTACCATGGCCGCCTGATAACTTCCTCCACGGCTTCCTTGTCTGCCCGAGCAAACGAAGCCAGGATACCGTGTCCGCCCTTGTTCACCTCAAAGAGGGTACGATGATAGGTGTCCTCGTAAATATCGCCCAGAAGCTTTCCTGTCCCCACCTGCTGGCTTGCAGCCAACATTTCGATTTGTTGCCTTACCTGAAGCTGCAGCGCCTCCAATCGAGTTACGCGGGTTCGATAATAGACGTTATCGAGCTCCTTGGTCCACTGGCCGTCTGCATTGTTCTTGGCCTTCTTGCGAAATTCGCTCAGGGTCATCTTAAACTCGGCCAGCTCACCAGCAGACAGGAGCCGCCGCGCTTCGGCCATGCTGACAGCGTTATTCTCTGCAAATCGAGCATAAAAGGAATCGATATCCCGTTGAATGGATTTCAAGGATAGTTCGTATTGCCGCCGAAGGCCTGCCTCATACCGATCGGCCTTTTCAAACTGCCTATTAGCAATTTGCTCAGAACGCTTACGCCAATACTCTTGCGACTTCATGGCGTCTCATCTTCCAGACCTTCATACTGGCCTTGATCAAATCGCTTCTGATCGGCTTCCTGCTCCTTCTTTATACGCTGCAGCTCTTCTTTGGTATTTGTAGGCCAAGGGTGGTTAGCAACGATCGTCTCATCCGAAATGATGCCCACGCTGTCTTTTGCGTTTTTGACGGCCTCTGTTTCGTTAATCAGGATATCTCGATTAAAGATAAACTCCACCGGCTCATCCATGTAATCGCCTTGGTTCGTATTGGCCAGATGCGTATCAATAAACCAAAGAAGCTGTTCGAGCCCTGCCTGAAATTCGCTTTCGAGGTCATTGGCGTCCATGTCCAGATCCGAATACAGGAAGCGAAGCGCAATGCCGGAAGGACTGTTTCCGAATTTGTCCGATTGCGTATCCACGCCGCGGCCAAACTCGTAAATATCACGACGAAGCTGCTCGATGTGAGCCTTGTGAGCTACGGTATCCAGATCCAGCGTAATGGTGTCCACGCCCCCCTCATTGTCTACAAAGACGACTCGGTAGGTGGATATGTTCTTCCGGAAATCTTCACCGCCGGTTCCGGAATAGTTTTTGACCACGTAGATCCCATTCGGCAGATCCTCCAAATTATTCGAGTTGTCCGAGATCCGTTTGTCGTAGTCGTCCACAAGCGCCTTGATCATCTCGATCAGTGGCTGCTCCTCCTCGTTGTATTTGAAACAAATGAACGGGATACGCTCCCAATTCATCCCAATTTCGCCTTCCTCCCCGACAGCTGAAAAGTGCGAGCGCTCGCCAATCTTTGTCAGTCCGCCATTATCGCCTTGATAGACCCGTACGCCGTTCAGACTCCAGAATTCCACATACTGGACTTCTTTTTTCGTTTGGGCCTCGTATTCTATGGCCGTATAAACACGAATGAATGCGTCCAGCTCAGTGTGTGCGGCGTCTTTCCAGAGCGGGATCCCTTCCTCTGAGGGAATCTGCTTAAAGGCCAGCTGGCCGTCCTCGTTGTAGTACACCTGCAGCCAGGCCTTACCGCATTTGATGGCTTCTTTTCCGAGATTCTTGAACATTCGGCGGAAACCTTTATCGAAATACCCATCAAGCAGCTTCTGATATGCCTCTTTTTCAGTTTCGACCATGAACGGCCTTGAAAGCAGATATCCAACCTTCTGATCAACGAGCTTCCGGAAGAATCCGTGCGGGATTCGGTTGTTCGCGAGGTTCCGCACTTCGACTTTGTTACCGTTGGCGTCAATGGTAGTACGCCTATGGCCCAGAATCTTATTCTTGTTCAAGTAATATTTCTTGCCCTCGATCATAGCCTCCCTTTCCTGAGAGGATTTCCATGCCGCTATCTCTGTACGGATGATATCCTCTATCGTCATAGGGGCATTTGCTTTGATGTTCTCTAAAATCTCCTGTAATGTGTTCACAGCTTCCCTCCTCTCTTACTTTTTGAACGACACGCCGCCACGGGTAATGTCGTCCTCCAGGGCGTAGCGGGTCATATCGATACTGTGGTTGTCCTTGTCTGGATAGCCATCCTTGAAGCCACCGTTTCCGTCAGGCTCCAGCTCGTATCCGTAAAACTCCCGTTTGGTGTTCGGGCAGCGGACCGGGTCAATAATGATCTCCTCCAGATCCTGAAGAAACTTAATGCCGTAATCCACGGAGTCAGGCCCCTTCTTGGCCCCCTTGATCCGGATGCCGTACCCTTTCAGCTCGGCAATGGATTTCGGCTCTGCACTATCCGCAATCACCTGGCCGTTGCTCTTGTTCTCTTCTTTGATGTGCTCCCCTAGCTTCCGGTTGCTCATCTGCACCTTATGGAGCTCATGGAAGATGTACAGCCGCCGGCGGGTCTTATCGAAATGCATCACGCCGTAATGCGCCGGATCATTTGCATAGCCAAAGTCGATACCGCGCCGGATCTGATCGAATATGCGGATCTCCTCGTCCGTGATCTCCCGGAACGTAAGATTCCGGAATACTTCGCCGCCAGTACCAACCACTTCACCCAGGTACTCATGCTTGTAGCTGTCCGGCTTTGTTGCTTTCAGGTGTTCAGCCTCAATAAAAAACTGCTCTCCGAGCCATGCCCGGGGAACAGTCTTATAAGTGCTATGGTGAACCAGCCGATCGGCTCGTTTTTCCGTGACTTCGGCATTTACCCAATTCCGCTGTGATTTCGGCGGGTTATACGAATAGAAAATTATGAATTTATCGCCGCCACGGAGCAGTGTCTGGTTGATCGTCCGGATCGCTTCCATGCCTTCGAACTCGTCTGCCTCTTCATACCAGGTGTATTTAAAATACCCCTTCGACACCTTGGCAGATTTGATTTTCTTGGGGCTGTCCGCACCTCGGAACAGGATCTTCTGGCCAGTTGGTAGATACGTCAGCTCCAGCTTTGCCTTCGGTATATCCCATAGATGCGAAACGCCCAACTTTTCAATCGCCCAGGCCAGTTGTTCGAATACGGATTCCCTCAGAGTCTCCTTAACACGGCGGAGGACCATGGCATTCGCATCTGGGTCGCTCATGAGCCCTAATATGATCTCAATGGAGATAAACGAGGACTTCGTGGATCCTCGGCCGCCTTTAAGCCAGTAATGTGTGTACCGGTCTTCTTTCAATGCATGGTGCACATCATAGAAGCTCGGGGCAATCAGGCTCGTTAAGGGAACCCGAATCATGAGCTATCTGAGCCTTTCGGGATATCATCCACGATCTGAACAGCACTCGTGACGTCCACCTGCTGCTTATCGATCCACATGCCGTAACGCTTGCCAAGCAACTCCAGCGCCTTCAGCTTGTCGGCAAAGCGGATCTCCCTTTCGATGCTTTCAAAGTCACCAGACACCTCTTTGACTTTCACGCTGGCGATCGCCGCGGTGTCATCCTCTGAGGCGTTAGGGAGTATGGTCGCATTGTTCATATCCACCAGTTCAGTCGGATTCACGAAGGCGATCCGGGCCAGCTCGCGGATAATTCGTTCCTGGTTGACGCCTGTTCGCCTCGAAAGCTCGGCCATGCGGTCATCGATGCACGCGCGAACCTTAACATTCGCTAACAACCTTGATCCTTGTTCGCTTGCCGTTTTCGAACTATACCCTGCTCGGATCGCTGCCTGGGTGGCATTGAGGTCAATCAGGTATTCATCAACAAAACGCTGCTGTTTGGCCGACAATGCCATCGCTATCAGCTCCTTTATCAGAAAATAAAAAAGAGCCTTCCATAGGCTCTTGTAAAATTATCGTTTTCTTGCGTTCATCATTCTAGCCTGTTCGCGTTCCTCGTCACTTAGGGCATTTCCCTCAGGCCTTTCATTTTTTTCCGTGTCGTGGAAAAGAATCAATAGCATCACGATAATAATCCTAATAGCGGAAAATAGAAACCATAAAAGTAATGCAGTCCATGCAATAAACACATATGTTGACCTTGTATCCGCACTGTCCATAACAAGATAAAGGGAGCCTGCTGATCCGATAACCAAAAAGCCAAGGAATATTGATTCGGAAAAGAATACGGCAAGTTGGGATTTAGTACGATTGCTAAATATGGCTTTGACGACCTTAGTTTCTTTGATGCTAACCAAAATCCCTAGCATAGCTGCTAAAAAGCCAACAATAATGGCTGAACAGGTGATCGATCCATCCACCAGCTTTTCGAATCGATTCAGACCAGGATTAAAACCAAAATTGATAAGAATTGGCGTAACTATAGCAGATAGTGCCACCGGAAGCAGGAGCTCTACGTATGTTAGCGTTCCCTTTACAAAATTACTCACATTTATATCACTCCTTGGCTAAGTACTCTAAGATTTTCATTCGTTTATTCTGTTTATGATATAGATTCCACATCTCTTCAATAATTGCATTATGGCTTAATGTCGTCCGTTTTTCCATCGGAAACGAATGAAAATCATGTGCTTTTTTTGCAAATAGGTCTACAATCTCGACCGCTGTATCATCAGTGTATTTATAATGAACTTCTGCTTTGTTAATAACACCTGAATCCTGGTTGGCGATTATATCGTTGATGGTGTTGATCATCGTATCAGAATCCAATGTCTTTTCTTTACTTCTGCCTACGGAAATTACGATCTCCCCATTTACGCCAGAATATCGGCCTATATTTTTCACGAAAGATATCACAGGGGATTGACCTTGCATTTTTGAAGAATCAATGTCTGCGAATCTCATATGTATCTTTCTAAATTGATCGGCTTTAGTTGCGTTCTCAAACATCCCCTTTGGTGAAATCGGCCTAAGATAAATGGTTTCCTCTTCCGAATTCCATAGAGTGTTTAAGTAATATTCAATGCCAGAGGGCCCTAAGCTGGACCTATTCCGTTGAAGCATCAAAATATGATGATTTTCATCGTATAATGCTGACACTTCATTTCCAATGTATTCATCGTCTCCTAACGAAAGCGGCTCTAGCTTGCTGTCAAGTTTACCCTTAGAAGGGATATTATCGCCTAATCTTACAAAATGAAGGAAGTAATATTTCTTATCTTCATCATAGTAGGCTTCTTCCAGTCTTGCCTTCTCTGTATAAAAGTCTACCGTTCGATCTAAGTAAGACTCGAATCTATTTGCGTGATTGATCCACCTTACTAAATCAAACAGCCTATCCCTTTGTGTTTTTTTATCAGTATTTTTTCGAAACACTACTTGGTAATATTCAAACCTTACTTTTTTGTATTTCATACTTTCGCCTCCCCCTACTGTCAATATTCGACATTTGGGTAAGTTTCCCTTCTAAAAACAAAGCCATTTCCAAAATATCGGAAATGGCAAAAAGGGGAGATGAAAAAGATATGAATAATCCGAACGGCAGGATTTGAACCTACACTACTTACTCCCAAGGCAAGCGTGCTACCCAGCTACACTACATCCGGTTATTGCGAGGCGGCCGCCTAACGGCGCGGGTGGTCCATTGCCGACCGCCTCGATACATCATTAGCACACTATCATGTTATCATTTTCAAAATGACACCGTAAATGGCCACTTTGTGACACGTCCTTCAGCTGATAAGTCGCAGCCCATCTACCCCAAAAATCAAGCTGGATAAGGCTTCACAGGCTTTATTGATATCTCGGTACACCGATCTTTTATCGATTTTGTGACAGTCGCTTAGCTCATCCACCGTTTTCTCCTGGTCCGAGATATATAGGTCATACAGGATTTTGAAGCGTCTTAGGTCTTCTGGCTTTCGTGATTTCTCGGACAAGATTCTATAGATTTCAAGCATACGATCGACATATCTCACCATTGCCGCCGTCCGCTCTTTGTTCTTGATTATCGCCTCGATCGCCAACTCCTCCACGTCCAAATACTCAAGGGAATCGAGGTCTTTTAATTCCTCCAACTCCTTCAAATTCTCACGGCAGTGAACCTTAAACTTGCGATAGTTCCGCAGCAACAGCTTGGTGTTTCTCAAACGGCGATCCCTTTTAAGCCTGTTTTGCCGTTCCTGCTCTTTTTTATAAAATTCCAGCGCAGTCTCAGCGGCAATTCTTGCAATCTCTTGTTTTTCCATGCTACGCCCTCCTTTTTCTCCATTGGCCCTTCTTCTGCTTGTATGCCTTAAGTACGTATGTTTTACCGCTGATCTTGATCTTAACCGGTATCCCGTCGATGGACACCATCACCGTAACAACAGGGCGGTAACGATCACCTTGCGCTCTTTGTCTCATGATGCCTTCATCCTCTCAATTCTCGCTTTAACGGCTTCCATCAAAGCGTCTTGACCGGCAGCCTTACGCTCCAGTGCTGCAACAGCGTCCTCATCCATCGTCCCTTCGGCTACAAGGCGGATCACCACGATGTTATGCCGTACTCCCTGCCGGTGAACCCTGGCATTCGCCTGTTGGTCCTCTTCGAGGCTCCATATCTGATCGAACCAGACCACCGTCCGGCAGCTCGACTCCTGGAGATTAAGGCCATGGCCGGCAGACTTCGGGTGAAGCAGCAACAGCGGAATTTCATCATTGTTCCAAGCCCTGATATCCTCATTCCCGTCCTTGCCTTTCCGCAGGATCCTCGCTTGCGGGAATCGCTCCTGGATCCGGCTCAGGCTATGCTTGAAGTTATAAAACACCATAACCGGCTTCCCGTTGGCCGCCTCGATCACATCCTCCAGGGCATCCAGCTTGGCATCGTGGATCAGCTTCACACCCTTTTCCTCATCGTACACAGCACCGCTGGCCATCTGCAGCAGCTTATTCGACAGGACTGCGGCCGTTTGCGCTACCACATCAGCGTCTAAGAATGGCAGCAGCAATTCCTTCTCCAGTTTCTTGTACTGCTCCCGGGCTTTCAGGCTTAAGGGGATCTGAATCGTTCGATCGATCCGTTCAGGCAGCTCCAGCCAGTCCTCGGCTTTCATACTAACGGCGATATCTGAAATTGCCTCGTATACCCGTTCTTCAGCTTCCTGTTTGGCTTTCCACTCATAAACGACATGGCCGTTTCGGCTGCCGGGTGTAAAATATCGATCACGATAGCCGGTTATTGTCTTGCCTAGGCGTTCTCCTTGATCGATCAGGTACATCGGCGCCCAAAGATCCATGAGACTGTTCGGTGCCGGCGTACCAGTCAGACCAACTACTCGTTTCATCATCGGCCGGACTCGGCGAAGAGCCTTGAAGCGTTTAGCCTGTGGGTTTTTAAAGCTGGAAAGTTCATCGATCACCACCGTATCGAATGGCCACTGGCTGCCGTACTCACTGACCAGCCATTCGACGTTTTCACGATTGATCACGTAAATGTCGGCATCTGCCTTCAAAGCCTTCCGCCGTGCCGCGGCGCTCCCTAGAACCTTGCTAATACGAAGATGTCGTAAATGGTCCCACTTTTCGATCTCTCGAGACCAGGTATCTTCAGCCACTCGCAATGGGGCGATCACTAAGACTTTGCCGGCCTCGAAGTAATCATTCAGCAATAAGTCCATAGCCGTTAACGTGCTGACGGTTTTGCCTAACCCCATCTCTAGCAGCAATGCGATGTATGGCGTGTCCAGGATCCGCTGGGTCGCGTACTCCTGGTACTGATGCGGTATAAATTTCAAGATCCTCTCACCTCGTCAATAAACCGGTCGATATCCTCGTTTGAATCTATCTTGTAATGTCGGTGACCCAGCTTAAGCAGCTTTCGCTTCCAATGCTCCTGCAGTGGCGCCAGTGGCTTACCAGGTGCCTTCATCTCCACATAAACTGTTTCCCCTCCTGGAAGGATCACGATCCGGTCTGGTACTCCCCGATTCCCGGGGCTGGTCCACTTCGGGACCAGTCCGCCGATCCTTTCAACTTCCCGGACCAGGCGGCGTTCCAGTGTAGTCTCTCTCATCTCGTTCCTCCTCTCTACAGGTTGCCGAATTGCCCTTAATGCGCGCGTACTGCGTTTATTCGCGTTTAAGTTATATTTCCGTATCCCGTATATGGGTTAATTTATATTTTTATTAAAATAGTAGAATATACGGCAACCTTGGCAACCGGACACCGTAAACCCCTGGTACGCCTGGGGTTGTTCGGGTTGCCAATAAATCAGATTTCCGGCAACTTTCGGCAACTTCGGCAACCATCTACGGCAACCACGGCAACCCTTCGGCAACCATCTACGGCAACCGCTCAAACACTCTTTGGACACCATATCCGGGAACCTTTGCCTTCCCTTTCCGCTCAACCCAACCAGGTATGCGACGTAAAATATCCATGATCTCTTTCGATTCCCATGTACGGAGATCACCGCGTTTCTTCCCAAGGCATTCCGTCCATATCTGGGCCGCACAGACACGATCCCGAAGGTCCTCCGTGGGCCGTCCCATCTCATCCTCTAGTGGCGTATCAAGCCATTCCTGGATAAGTCCTTCCCGCGGATCCGTCTCCATATGCGAAGCTTGTTGGCGCTCCGCCTCCATGCGGGCCTCGTGATCAAGCTCCAAGGTTTCCCCCGCCTTAAACCAGCTCAAAACTTCAGCCCAGATTTGGCTTACCTCATCATCGGTCAATTCGTCCCAATGGCTTTTAGCTGCACGATCCGGAAACACCTCTACGGGCCAAAAGCGCCGGTTCCCGGTCGCATCTCGGAGAAAATCACGAGTATTCGTCGTTCCGAAAAATACACATTTCCGCGGGAACTCTGACACCTGCCGGTCATAGGCTACCCGATAACGGTCTTCGGTCTTGGATAAAAACGCCTTGACCTCTTCAACCTCGGTCTTCTTCATGGCCGACAGCTCGCCGATCTCGAAGATCCATCCGCTCTGCAAGTGCTCGCCGGCTTCCTTGTTTTCAAATGTCCGTAAGCTGTCACTAAACCACTCGCGGCCAAGCTTCGCAAGCAGGGAGCTTTTCCCGGCCCCCTGTGGCCCTACCAGAACTAGCATCTGGTCAAACTTGCACCCAGGGCGATAGAGTCGGGCAACAGCCGCCAGCAGCATCTTTCGCGTCGCCTGCCGGGTGTAATGCGTATCAGCTGCCCCCAGGTAATCAATGAATAGCCTCTCAGCACGTGGTATGCCGTCCCAAGCTGCACTCTCCAGGTACGCCTTGATGGGATGAAATGTGTTCCGATGCACAACCTCAGTAAATGCGTTCTGAATTGTCTTGGCCGAGTTGATCCCGTAAACCTTCGCAAACCAGTGCTGAAGCCGTTTGTCGTCAGCTCCTAGCCAAGGCTCATATGAGCGACCTGGGCGTTCCGGATCCCGCCATGGCAGTGGGCGCCGGATTACCTCGGTATTGCCAAAAGCATCGTAAGCCAGGACGTTCTTCCATGGACCATGCGTCAACATGATCTCAATGTTTCCCGCCGTCGGCAGCGGCTGTCCCGTCTTGTGATGGAGCTCAAGCTTCGTCTCCCATTCTTCCTCGTCAGGATCCTCTTCGTCATCGGGGAAGTCATCCGCCATTTCGGCGAAATCGGCCTGACGCTCAGCAAGGGCCAGTTTCTTGACCTCTGGCCGCTGCGCCGCCCATTGCTCCATGGCCAGGTGACTCGGCTTCTTCGCATCTGGCGTATGGTCCTTGACATGCTCATCCAGATGACCGAATTTGTGGACCCGGACAAGATCGAACAGGTTATACGTCCGGCCATCTGCCACCGGGTCGCTGTCCTGGTGCGAGAAAGCGAGATCCTGATCCGGATAAATCTCCAGGCCGTTACCGCTGGATCCTCGGGTATAGGTGTATCGGTTCGACATGGAGCCTTTGACGTACACATCCGATAGGAAGGTGTCAATCCCCTCCTCGATCGTGAACGCCCGGCAGAACAGGCCGATGGTTCCGAATTTCTCCCTCGGATCCTGCGCTCTCTTGGCCGCCAGCTGAGCCGGCGCCTTATCCTCTGGATGCCGCGGCCAAGCCATAACGTCTCGCCAATCCTCATATTCGTCCAGCAGCCGGTCTACGCTGAGCGGATCCCCTTCATACACCTCGAGTACTGGATCCGCGTCCTTGCTGCAGCTGGGAAGGTACATCAGCCGGTGTACATCAAATGTAGTCTTGTCGAAGTAGCTCATGCCGATCTGCTCGGCTAGCTTCCGACTAACCGCGGCGTACTCATCCGGGCTCATGTTGCGATCCGCGGGAACAATAAGACGGTACTTCGGCTTCTCCGGCCTGTGGCTATGCGTGGAGTAGATAGCATAGGCGGTTCCGCCCAGCACCAGCTCCGCGCAGAAAAGGAAGTCATCGTCGCCCCGATCGACGTCCAGGGTGACCATGCTGCGGCTATCCACGTTCTCCTTCTTACGCCGCCCTGTCCGGACGAGCCCGCCGACAAAAGCCGGCCCGTCCTTGACCTTGCCGCGAGCGACGTTGTTCATCTTGTCGTATTGGGCCATCGTCTCTGCTGTCCGCCGGACCTTCCGCAGCCGGTCCACGAACTCTTCCCAGGTCAAATATTCAGTTTTCCAGTTCGTATCGGCCCGGTGCTTGCCGAAGCTAATGTCCAGTTCCTGCATGCTGCCACCTCAATTACGTTTCTATTTCGATAACCGGTAAATCCGTTAATAATTCCTTTTGATAAGGAGGTAACTCGTAGAGCTCTATAAAGCCCCGATCATTGCTCCTTGAGTTGACATAATGAAGAATAATGAGAACGGGCTGGGGGCCTGACCAGGTATCCATACTAATGTTCCAGCGTCTGTTTTTCAGGGTGCGAATGAAGCGGCGCAGCATTTCATAATTAAGCGTGATAGGGTTTCCGTTGATCTCTAGAACGACTGGATCGCCCTTCACGCCTCTGAGGCGTTGTGCTTGTAGCTGCTTATTAGCTCTTTGCTTGGCTGCTTTGCTCAGTGCTTTCTCTTCAGCCGTAAGAGGTCTCATTTCGGCACCTCGTGATAGTAATCTCGATGATCATTAAGTAACGACTCCCAAGTGTCTTCTTTCATCATCCGTTTGGCTTCTTGAAGGGCCCAGATAACTACGTCAATAGATTCCGGTTTATCAAAGGTCATTCTGATTGGAGTCTCCTCTGGAGCGGCTATGATCTTATCGTTTGGCTCCCATTTTCCGATTGGCCGAGCTTCGTCATATTCCTGAAACACCACGACACCGCAAGGGTAGTCCAGCTGCAGCAATCCGGGGGATACCTTGATGTCTCCCGAACCCATCTCTATTTGCATTGCTCCGTTGTGGTTGATTATTGGCATATTGTTTATTCCTCCCCAAATGTTATTTCACAAATCGTCTTGCAAACCTTAGCTGCTGTTCAATGTATGGATCAGTATCCTTTCCGCCCATGGCCAGCCAATCACCCACACGCTGATTGATGTCCTGAAGGACTGTCATAGGTAGCTGATCAGAGATTTTAAGTATTTCGTCCAGTGGATTCTCCATGTCGGACTAGCCCCTTTTCTCCCAAATCTCTACTTCAACCGGCCCACAATAGTAACCGCCGCAACCCGGACACAAAGGCTCCTCGATCTCATCGTCTTTTTTCTGCTCAAGCGCAAACCGCTGTTTGCAATCATCGCATTCAAAAGCTTCCCATTTCATGGCGCTTCACTCCTCAAAACGTTTGTGCTTTCGCTTTCTTGGTGGTGGCTCCGGCAAGGTCAGATAGACCTCGCCGATCAGCTCACCGTTCTCGTCGTAAATGAACTCCCACGGGATACCTTCAGAATAAGGATCAAACATAGTCACTCACCAATTAGCCGGTTAACATACCATGCCGCCTTCTGCAGGTCCTCTCGGCCGTTCTTGTACTTCCAGCGCCAAAGGTACTTGATAGCAGCTCCAGTGCTGTAAGCTTCCGGACCGGATAACCCAGCCGTCGCTGCCTCTATCGCATCAATGCACTCAATATCACCGCGAGTGTAATGGAGAGGATGGTTCACTGGATCAGATGGCTCCAAAACTGCCGGTAATTCCTTAAGCTCCTCCAAGGCACGTTTGTATTCCTCGCGTTCATGAAGCACCCGATCGTACTCGTCTTTGAGTGTGCTGTTCGCTTCTTTGGAGAGCAATATCTGCCGCTCAAGGTCATAGATTTTGCTTACTGCTTGTTCAAGCTCCGTGCGAACCTTGGCCAAATCCTCTTCAAGAATGCTTTTCTCTTTCTTGAGCATTTCCGTGGTCTGTTGGTAGACATCCGCCTTAACCGCATCGTTTTGCTTTACATCCTTCTCTCTCATGACAGGCTGCTTCGATTCCGACAACATATCTTGAGCTTTTGCCTGAGTGATCCCTTTTAGATCCCACTTCTTCACCCAGCTGTGAATCGTGTTATATTTCATTCCCCAAGCACGCTCTATGCTGGATAACGTCTCCCCTTTGGCGATTTCCTCAATCAAGATCTGTTTAGTAAGCCCGCAAGATGGGCCTTCTTTTGTTGCTGGCATTTTGACTTTCCTCCTTCTCAAACTACCGTTTTCAAATCCCGTGTATATAGGTTGAATCTTTTTGGTTATCCGTTGCCAGACGGCTTGATGGCTGATACCTAGGGCTTTTCCGATCTCCCGCCTGTTATACCCCTGCATCAGAAGCTCGACGATTTTACGGTCTTTTGAATCTAAAATTTCAATAAATTCTCCAGCTAAAACTCCTGATAAATCATCCTCTACTTGTGCTAAATCCCAATGATCCGATTCTGCCAGGGTGTTTGATTTGTTCTCATTTAATGGCCTATCAAGGGAAATGGTCATTCTTTGTTGTAAGTAATCCAGGGCTTGCTGGGCTTGCTGATCTGAAACCCCCATCTGCCTAGCAATTTCATCTATTGATTCATCTGCTAGGCCAAGATTGTTGATCTTGTTTCCCAACAAAACGGTATGATTGGGGAAGCGTATCTGGCTCCCTTTCCGGTCGAGAAAACTCTGCAAATATCCAGCGATGGTCTTAAAGGCAAAAGTCGAAAAAGCAAATCCTTTGCCTGGATCAAAACGTTCGTATGCCCTTACTAGCCCCAAGTACGCTTCAGACAACAAATCATCAAAATCTATAGCCGGATCCCGTACTTGCCGGAAATACTTCCCGGCTAACTTATACACCATCCCTGTGTGTTTCGTGATATCCTCATTTGTAAGCATTGGACTCAATCCTTTTTATAAAAGTCCGCCTCAAAGGCTTCCGCTCGGAGAGGCAGTCCCGGCGCCCAATCGATCGGCTGCCCCATGATTCGGGTGATCTCCTCCAGGGAATCAAATTCCTTCGACTCATCCACGATCACCTCATCATGGACGTGCATCCGGATCCGGAACCCGGCAGCATCCAAACGGAGCATGCTGACTGCCAAGCAATCCCGGCTGATCGCCTGGACGATGTTCTCCACAAGTTTCGGGCCGTAGGTATCGATTCTCCCCCAGGTCTTCTTTGTTTGGTCCACGCCGTCATACACTAGAGCCGGCTTATCGAATTTCCCGTCAACGATCCGCGGATTTACGTAGGATAGCCGGCGTCCGGACGGCAGCCGTATGAAAAGATATCCTGGCTCATAGTAGAACGTAAGGCCAAACTGCAGCTTTACCGCTCGACGTTCCTCGACTGCCGTCATGGCTGCCCGGTCTACATCCCACCACAGCTTCGTGATTTTCGGATTCGCGGCGCGCCAGGTCTTAACAAGAGGCGGGAGCTCATCTTCCGTCAGCCCCATTTTGAGTGCGCCCATCGATTCCAATGCGCCCACACCGCCGCCGTAACCAAGGGCGAGCTCCGCGATCTTCCCTTTTTGCCGCAACTCCTTCGTGATCTCCTCGAGAGAAAGGTTAAACATCTGCGCCGCAGAAGCCTCGTAGATCTTGCCGTGAGTCTTGAATACCTCAAGCCGCCAGTGCTCGCCGGCAAGCCAGGCTATTACCCGGGCTTCGATCGCTGAGAAGTCCGATATAATGAATCTGGATCCGGGCGAAGGAATGAAGGCCGTTCGGATCAGCTGAGACAAAACGAACGGCGGTGCCCCAAACAGCATTTCCAGCAGCTCATAATCCCCGGACAGCAGAAGGTCCCTCGCAAGCTCCAAATCGGGGATCTTATTCTGCGGAAGGTTCTGTACCTGCACCAGTCGGCCCGCCCAGCGCCCCGTCCGGTTTGCTCCGTAGAATTGAAGCAGTCCCCTAACGCGGCCGTCCTGACAGCGTGCGCGCTCCATGGCTTCGTACTTTTTTACTGATGTCTTGGCCAACTGCTGGCGCAGCTTGAGCATGTCACGGGCTCGATCGCTTTTAACTTCCTTGATCAAGGTCGGAATCGTGTCTTTGGTCAGGCCATCGATCTGGATCCCTTCCTCTTCCTCCAGCCAGGCTTTCAGCTGCGCCGGACTATTCGGATTATCCAGACCCGTGAGCTCCTTAGCCTCCTCGATCGTCCTCTCCTTAAAGGCGTTATCGCATTCAATGGCCCGTGACGGTAAATCCGGATGAAGATAAATCCCGTTATCATTGATTCTCTGGTCCAAAGCCCAAAGCTGATGTTCAAAGTCCGAAATCTCGTATTTTTCGATTGCTTTGCGAACGGCTCGCTCGGCCTCTACGTCTTGCTGGTTATACTCCTTGTATTGCTGCCACTTCTCGGGAGCATGATACGGAAGGTTACGCGTCCTCCCACCGTTCGCCTTCGTAGGCTTACACGGCGTTGAGAAGTACTTGATCAAAGCTTTCCCAGCACTGTCCTTCTGCTGGTCAACCTTCAAGACCTTGGCCACGCCGTCCAGATCCCCAGGAAGCCCCATGGTCAGGGCGTGAACGCTTGAGCATCGCCATTGTTCCGGCGGCATCGGCACACCTAGATGCTTAGTCAAAGCTGTCCGTTCGAAGTTGGCATTAAAGGCCGTCTTGATAATCCCTGGATCGGTGAGGGCTTTCAGCACATCGCCAGGCAGTTCTTCGAAATCCGTAAAGTCGATTACCGTTACTGGATCGTCGTCCCAAGCATAAGCGAACAAAAGGATTTCAAAGTCAGGAGCCTCAACGTATGGATACACGCCGGATTTTTTAATATCAACGCTGCTGTAGGTTTCAAGGTCAATCTGCAGAAGCTTCATAGCTTCTTCCCACCATGCCTTTGTGGTCGGGTAGCGTTGTAAGCCATCTTTTCTTTGATGGCTTTCTCAAGATCAATTCCGTAATGGCCGCAGGCATCAAACACTCGGATACATATATCCGCCAGCTCGGACGGGATGCCTATTGGCTTCCAATGAGGCTCCAGTTGTTCATCTGTTTCGTATGACAAGCCATCGTTGGTTTCACCTATAAACGCTTCCTCATTCGGTGATCGACCTTGTCGGTAGTCCTCCAGCGCCTCCGATGCTTCCGAGTGGATCAGGGCGATGATCTCGCCGAAGCTCCGATCTTCATCCCACCAGCCTTTTGATACTACATTTCCATGAGCTGCTTTCACCAGTTCGTTAATTCCCACGTTTGTTTTCCTCCATCTCCATGAAATTAGCGGTTATAAAAAGGGGCCTGTTATCCAAGCCCCTCCCAAAGAAGTAAAATGATTAGTTCAAGAAATCGTCATCGTCGCTAATATCAACGATGTCGTCAAAATCCTCATTCGCGAAGTCATCATTCACACTGCTACGGCCGCCAAGGAAGTCACCGTCCTGCACCTTCACGATGTTGTTAAGCCCTGCAGCGACGCCACGGTTTCCTTTCGCGTCAAACGGGTAGAAGTTGAGGCTGACCTTTGCGTAGCAGCCGGAATATACTTCAGTGCTGTCCGTGATCTCCTGAAACTTGGTTTTGCCGTTTCCATCCTTACCGATCGGCTTAGCGACCCCCGGTTTGTTTTTGCTCGAGGCGTTCAAGAAGTAGTGGCCTGCATACGCTTCATCATCTGGCCGTTCCTCGTCACCGTCACGCAGCGGCGTCTTGCAGTTTGCTGGGATCTTTCCGCCCCATTTGCTCTTACCGAGCTCCTTAGCAGCGTCAACTGCAGCCTTGATCTTGCGAAGCGTCTCCTTATCGGACTTCGGGATCAAGATCGCCGTACTGTACTTCATATCTCCACTATCGTTCTCTTGCGGTTCAAAAACGTGAGTGTAAGAGAGACGTACCTTACCAGTAATTACTTTGGTTGATTGATTATCGATTGCCATATTTGTTTGAGCTCCTTTATTGGTTTTATTTTTGAGCGGGCAACTTGGATGGGGTTTTTCCCTCCAGGGATGCACCCCGATTTGTCCCTTTCCAAGCCCGCAGTAGTAAACAGATGAAATATATCCAACACTCTTCGACCGTAAATGCTTGCAACTTTTACACAGCATCTGAAAAATCTTCGCTAGCGAAATCATTTTCAACGCTGTTCAGCTCGGGCCGCTTGTCGGTTTCCGGAACAAGAACCGGTTTGCCTGGCGGCTTTACGATCAGGCCGTCCAATATTTCTGCCAGCTCCTTCTTACCGATCTTCTTCTCCAGATCGCCGATACCTAATAACTCTTGGGGTTTGAGGTACTTATCAGGATCGATCTCAGCGGCCTCCAACGCAGCCTTCGCGGCGTCCTTATCTGTGATCGACCGGTTACTACGACCCTCCACGAGCTTCCAGGATGGAATCTTTACGCCGGCTTTAGCTTGTTCGAAGGCGTAATCCTCAACATCCTTCGCCCAGGCTTTCAGCTGCTCAGCCACCACCAGAACCGAACCGATCTCATCCAGGGAAAGAAGCGCCGGATCCTGGAACTCATAAGCTAAGGCTTTCATGTTCTCCTCAGCGCGAGCCCGGCAGTTCCCCTTCACCTTGCACCATCGGCAATGGCTGCCTGCCTTGTAGTCACCTTCGCCAGCATCGGCCAGGGCGGCCGCAGGCTTGACGATTGTCTCCGCCCATTCCAGGAGTTCTCCAAGCGGCAGCGTATCGGTGCTGACGCTATCCAGGCGCGGCTGGACGATCGTCATGCTGACCTCATGGATCGAGTAAAGGTAATTCCAATTCGACCAGGCTCCTAATCCGTATAACCGAAGCTGAGGGTTTCCGATCGCACTAACCGGTACGCCCTTGCCGTATTTCAAGTCAATAACCTCAAGGACGCCGTCCGAGATCAGAACAACGTCACCCGTGCCGTAACCGTCAGGTACCCATTCTGAGAAGTCCAAGCGCTCCTCCAACAGAATAACCGCATCAGAAGATCGGGCCTTGGCAGCCATGAAACGTTCCTCTACCACTTCAACATAGGCCGCAACAGCGTCTTCCATTTCTGGCCCGTAATATTGGTTGCTGCTCTTGAAGTCGGCGATCGCCTTATCGAGCCGTTTGCGTTCAGCCTCATTGCAAGGCGTAAGCCGCCGGCGCAAAATGAGCTCAGACAGCTCATGCGCTCCTGTACCCTCATCCGCATACTCTGAGCGCTTATCCGGCACGCTCTCCTGGAGTCGGGCGCTGGGCGGACAGTTTATCCACTGATCCGACTTCGACGCCCCCAGCAGCGCGTGGGCTCGCTCTGCATGTGTCGGCTGGGTCATAGCTCCTCCAGCGCAGCCATGAAGGCAATCCGTTTCTCTTCTGGGACATCGGAGACCGCTTTGCAATCAAATTCTTCAAGCAGCTTCTTAATGGCTGGCTTTTTCTTCGGATCCTTTCCGACTTCTTGGGCTTTGGCTCGAAGATCAACCACGCTTGGAATTTCCACGTCCTCACCATCGAAATCATCCGGATCGGCTTCATTCTGAACCGGATCCTTCTCAGGCTCCTCTTTCGGCTGTTCCTTTTTTACCTCGTTGGATTTGCGGGTAGTGCGCTGTTTGGTTACTTCCTGGGTGGCAGGAGCCGGGGCAGCTGACCCGCCAAAAGCAGCGGACAGCGTAGCAAATTCCTCTATAGCTTGAGCGGCATTCTCGCCGTTGATCGTGATTTGTACAGGCATGTATGAGTCCTCCTAAGAATTAATTGGTTTGACCAGCTTGTCGAAGTTATCGACGATTGATTTAATGCAATCCTCGCAGATCAGCTTTGAATGAAAACTTTGTAATTTGGACGGATCTGACTCAGGACAAATAAAACAGCCTTGAACATATCTCTTAAGGATGATCGAGTCACCGTCAGTGTAGATTTCGATCGGATCCCCTTCGGTGATTCCAAGTGTCCGGCGCAGCTCCATCGGAATGACGATACGGCCGAGGGAATCGAGATTACGAACGATTCCAGTAGCTTTCATATTGCAATCTCCTTCCGACCAGTGTTAAACTGGCCTTAATATGCTGATTGTTTTGCAGTTTGACGGCTCCTACCCCGTTCAAGCTGCATTTTTCTTTTGTAGCCTTGATGCCAAGCTAATGTATTGCCGGCGGTAGATCTCCCGAAGCTGTGAGGACTTTGTCGTCTCGATCAACTCCATGAGATTTTTACAGCTGTGGATCCGCAACTTCTTGTTCACTTTCCTGCTTCACCTCCTTTCCAGCAATGACTGTTACAGCGCCAAGCTTTTTGAGTAAGCAGCTGCTCGAGCATACGAGCTCAAAATCAATTTTCCATACCGGCTGGCCAAAGCGTATCTCATGGCCGCATTCCCCGTTAGCGCAATAGTCGATGACCTCATCGGCTATCAGGTCTGTTACCCTGCTCATTGGTTGTCACCTTCAATTCTTCTGGAATTTGCTACTCTTTGTTTGGATCTCCATTCCTCTAAATCAGACATTCTAATTTTGATTGTTGGTTTTCTAGAACCGGCCACCCCATACCGTTCATGAGGAAGACTCCCCTCTTTACACAGACGATAGATTAGTTTGTCTGAAACACCGATATGGGAGGCTGCCTCATGAACATCAAGGGTTCGATCAAATTGCGAAGGAAGTAGGGTCATAATCCTTTGTTCAACTGCAGCAACCTCCTCAGCAATCACTTCTGCAACGATGGCTCGAATCGCATCCTCCAAACCAATCATGACACTTTATCAGCGTTCGGCTTCTGAACAATTACAATTTCCAAGCCAAGAACATCACACGCTTTTGTCAGAGTAGTTTCATTCCAGCGCCGATGCCCTTTAAGTACATCGCCAATGTATTGGGCAGAGTAGCCTGTCTTTCTTGCTAACTCGGATGGCGTGATACCATTTGTTTCAAGTGCCTTTTTAATAACTTCTGAGAACACCAATCTGCTCACCTCCTGATCAAATATTAAGCTAATAGCTATATTTTATCAACGAGCAAATTAGAGCATATAGCTGTAAAATCCATGTTTTTCCTATTAAATAGTTCTATTTGCTCTATTTTGCTCGAATATGCTCTGATTTAGAGCTATTAGCTGTTTGTTTATTAAGCTAATAGCTGATAATATATAGAGCAAATAGATGAAGAAAGTTGAGGTTACCATGCCGAACAGGATTCGTGAGTTGAGAAAAGAACAAGGCCTCTCTGGCCCTAAACTTGCTGAAATGCTTAGCATTACACCCACATACCTTTATGAACTTGAAAAGGAGAAGAAACGGCTAAGTGCTGATATGGCTTCTAAGATAGCAGGGATATTCACCGTCTCTGTTGATTACCTTTTAGGAGTTGTTGATAAGAACAAAGAGGCTACTCTCCAGATCGAACCCCCTGATTGGGCAACATCTAAAGACAAACGAGACTTTAAAAAGATGTTGGAAGAAGACGAGCCTATTATGTTTGACGGGGTCCCTATGACCGATGATGACAAGGAGAGACTTAAACGAGTAATGGAGGCTATGTTTTGGGACGCAAAGGAACGTAACAAAAAAACATTTGGACGTAAAAAGAACACATAAGACTAGAGGAGCCGAATATGGACGACCTGATTGGAAAACTTACTAGAAGGTTTAAAACCAACTGCCCCTTCAGGATTTCCGAGTACTTAAATATTGACGTTTGGTTCTGCGATCTAGGAAGTAATACTCGGGGGCTATATTACCGTAAGCTTAGGCGTCGATATATCGCCATTCATGAGGGATTGGACGAGCCATGGCAGCGTTTTGTATGTGCTCACGAATTAGGGCACGATCGCCTACACCCGGGTATTAGCCGTTTTTTCTTGGACGAGCATTCTTTCTTCACTGCGGGAAAACTTGAACGCCAAGCTAATAAATTCGCCCTCCGGCTCTTAACATCAGGGGAATACATACAACAAGGGGAATCAGTTGAGGAGTTTTTAAGAAGAAATAACATCCCGCCTGAATTGAGTGAATTCTACTACTAACCTTTGCGCTTTCCAACCGTAAGGCTGTTTAAATATACCCATAAACCGAACATATGTTTGTATTGAGGTGAGAATAATTGGCTAAAGGTAGCATCGAGAAACGTGGACAAAACACTTGGCGGTTAACGGTTGACCTCGGTTTCCATCCAGACGGAACTCGTAACCGGCCAAGAAAACCGATTACGATCGACGATCCAGAAATCTTAAAGTCCAATAAGTTGATCAAAGCATACCTTGATGACGAACTCTACAAATTCAAAAAAGAGTGCGAGTCTGGGGAGTATATCAAGCCTGAGAAAATGACATTTAAACAGTTTGTATTAAATGTATGGATGGAGAATTACGCTAAAGATCCAGCGAACCTCTCTCCTACAACTCTGGAAAACTATGAAAGAATCATTCACACTAGATTGATCCCGGAATTCGGTCATAAGGAACTCAATGATATTCGTACGTTGAGCATTGTAGCATTCCTTAAAAAGCTTGAAAAACCCGGATCTAGAAGACCACCAGTTACAGGTAAACCTCTTACAGAGAAACAATTAAAAAAACTCATGGAGCCACTGGATGCTGGCACGATCGCTTACATTTATCGTGTGCTAAAGAACATATTCGCCCGAGCAGTTGAATGGCAGATTATTAAAACAAATCCAATGGAAGATGTGAAGAAGCCGTCAGATAAGAGTGCTAAGGATAAAATGGTTGCTCAGCGTAACAACCCTCAATATTATGACGAGGAAGAAGCGCAGCAGGTAGTCGATGCTCTATACAGGGAATCAAGGAAATGGCGGTTGTTAATTCTTGGATCTATGATTGGAGGGTGTCGCAGAGGTGAGCTCATCGGCTTAGAGTGGTCCTTTGTAAATTTTAATCAGGATATTATCACCATAGAGAATAACATCCCTTTGACTAAAGAAGGCGTAGCTATTGAAAAAGAACCTAAATCAATAGCCTCATATCGTGATATCGATATGCCAAAATGGTATATGCTGGAGTTGGCTGCTTACGAAAAGGAATGGCATAGAGAAAAGGAACGCCTTTTGGAGAATAATAAATGGGAAGGCGGGGATCGACATTTCGTGTTCCACAATGGGAAGGGGCGGCCTTATTATTATCAACACCCTTCAAAATGGTGGAAACGGTTCTGTGAACGTCATGGAATTCGATATATTAAGTTTCATGGATTACGTCATAGCTCCGGCACTCTACTCCTAGAAGATGAAGAAGAAACAAATTTTGATTCGATCTTAATGGCAATTCAAAAACGACTAGGGCACGCTCGGCTATCGACAACAACCGATACTTACGTCCATGTTACAAAAAAAGTAAAAAAACGCACAGCAGGAAAATTTGATAAGTTCTCGCGAATTTCGATAAAGACACAATAGTAAAAACTCAATTTTTGGCCATAGATCAATTTGGGGACAAAATGGGGACAGAAATTAGTCCATTTTATATAAACTAGTCCTAATGAGAACAATATGCGAACACCTGAAACCCCTGATACACTTGGGTTTTTAGAGATAGTTCCATTTAAAATACAACGCCCCTCGTCTTTGACAGGGTGGGGGTCAGTGGTTCGAGCCCACTACAGATCATCACCGAGAGCCCTTGCGTAGCAAGGGTTCTTTTGTTTTATCTCATTCACTCACCAGTCCAGAAATGTCGAATTGGTGCCGAAAGGGTTTTATTGAGGGTAAAGTAAATCTGTTGTTCATTGGGCTTTACCCCATATCTCAAACAAATTTGTCGATCCGGGTGAATGGCAGGTTCTTTTCCTGATATGTTTGCGCGGTAAGTTGACACATCACTCATCCCGTTAATCAAATCCCATAAAAAAAGCACCCGATTAGGTGCTTTTTTTATATGACACACGATTTCCCGTCAAGGAGTAGAAGGGCACTAGATAAAGCTAAAGTTGTACTTCCTTTGTATTTACAAATTCAGCACTCGTAAGTATAGCGCAGCTCTTTCTGGTGCATACAGACTCTCAATATATAATCTGATAAGTAGGCACGATCACTCCGCTTTCATAAGACTTGATGTCAGTTAATTTCAAATTGATTTTCTTCTTGCTGGCTCCAAACAACGGAATGCCTTCACCAAGAATGATGGGATTGACCTTCAAAATCAACGTGTCAATCAATTGGTGGTCGAGGAGCTTTCCGGCCAGATTTCCTCCTCCGCATAACCATATTTTTTTCTGCTGATCCGTAGTTTCCTGTTTTAGCCTCGTACAAAACGACACCACATCCTCTTTGACAAGCTCCACTTGCTCATTGGATTCAAATTCCATTTGATTCGAGAAAATATAATGCTTCAGTCCAGGATGAGCCGCCTGCGCAATTCCGGAAGGTTCACCCGGCTTCAATCCATATTGAAATCCATATTCATATGTTTTTCTACCCATCAATACAGCATGATACTGCCGGACACTTTCGAAGAAATCACCGCCGTCATCCGCATACAGAAATACGGAATCATCCGCAACGCCATTTTTGTCCGCAATGAACAGATCAGCAGTTACGGCAACATGATACACCAGTTCAATCATAGGATACCACCCTTCTAATGGTCAGTACTTCCACAACATGGAGCCGATTTGATTCTCACTCATTGGTATTTGGTATTTCGACATCGAGAAGTCGATCCCTGCATTTCCCAAATAAATTATAAACCCAACGCTCTTCGGCAACGGAATCATATCATACACCTTCTTCCTGCGTTCTTATGTAAAAGAAAAAGCCGCCTAAGGGCAGCTTTTTATCCTTTCAATCTCCTTCAGTTGTATCTCCGTTATAAGTTATTTCAGGTCAAGTAATCCCTTCTATTTTTCCTTACAGCCATAGGTTTGATAAGAAGAGGGGATTTTCCTTCTGCCATTCAAATGACAAATTCAACAAACGCCGGCGACCGCAGCATGCCTGCCTTGGTCCAGTTCCGGGTTTTCACCTTCGCCCGGATCCGTGGTTTCAGGTGAACGAAATTTTTATCCTCACCCGTTACAAGCTGCTGGCTCACTCCGTAAAAGGCTCGTTTGGCCTTCGGCGGCACGCCCAGCTCGACAATACCAGTCGGCCGCAGATGCCCGTTTTCCGTCATCACAGACGTTAACCAACCGAATTCTTCTTTCTGGTAGCCGGTGATAAACACTTCGGCATAGGTCCAATTGATGACCTTCTGCCAGGCCGGTGATCGGCGACTCTCGTACCGGCTGCCCTGAAGCTTCCCGACCATCCCCTCGAGCTCCTGGGCCCTCATTTGCCCAAACAGTGCCTCTCCTGCTCCCTCCACAAAGGGTATGATACCGAAGTGTCTGTTCGGCATGCTGATGCCTGCCAGAATCTCTTTACGCATCAGCAGGGGCAACTCTCGAAGGTCCTGCCCGTTGTATCTCAGGATGTCGAACGCAACATAGGTCACTGGCGATATGTCCATTAGCTGCCGGATACGCTGCTCCTTCTTGGCCTGGAACCGGGTCATGACGTTTTCGAAGTCAACCAGCCCCGTCTGCGGATCGGTACAAGCAACCTCACCATCCAGAAGGATATCATGTTCAAACGGCTTCAGAAGCTCGGGATACTGCCGCGTGCAGCATGTCTCATGCCGGGTATACAACTGGATTCGGCCGTCCTCCTGGGAGAACAGGAGCCGGTGCCCGTCGATTTTGGGCTCAAATATATAATCATTGTGGCTAAATGGGCCACTTGCTGTCTCTAATAACATCGGGCTAATAAACATAGGAACACCTCTCCATCGATTATACCTTTTGGCATGTTCTATGAGAGGCGGTAAGTATTGTAAATCACAACATGAATATCATCCAAAACTCTTTGTTCGGGAACAGCACGAATGGACGACAATCTTTAACCAATCCTTTCAGCGGGGGGGGATCAAGTATAAAGAGGCTAGACCGTCATTCTCACACCACACTTGCAGCAGGAAACTGAAGAAGTATTCGGAGTTAAGTTTATACATTAATGATCACAAAGATTTGTTGGCACGTGCTCATATCCCCCATTTCACAGTTGATAAGGATTTAGGGACAAGAGGGTAACAAAAGACGGCTCTGCTCTCCTTTTTGATCCATTTCCTTTGGACTCATCTGCCCTCATTCCTATGCGTCTAGTATCATACCGAATGCCGTATATACCTTCGTAGCTGTTATAATTACCTTATAGTAATTGAATCCGAATCCAAAGATAATTCTGGAGGTTTCTCAAAATGAAACTTATCACTCTGGTTTTTCCATTTATAGCCACGATACTGCTCGTATGGATTGTTATGATCCTCTTAAAGCGCATGAAAAAATAAAAAACTCACAACTGAACTAAGACTCAAAAATAGGCATAAAGCACCATACAGCCTATTTTACCAGCTTCAGACGATCCCCTTTCAATTTTCTAAACCACAGGCAAATAAAGAAACTCCGCAACCTTATCTGGTCAAGACCCCATTTAGTGGACATAAAAAAACAACTAAGCTGTAAACTGGCGTCGGTACTCTATCGGCGTCAGTTTGTTTAATTTTCGCTGTGGTCGATTTCGGTTTTAAAAATGGATGTATTTCTCGATTTTCCTTTGTGCATCTGCTAAACTTCGGATATCGTAGGGGTAGAGTCCTTCCGTTTTCAAATGTGAAAAGAAGCGCTCTATAGAGGCATTGTCTAGGTAATTGGCCCGGTGAGACATGCTGATTTGGGCGCCAACCTTTGGCAGCATGTCATGGTAAACAAGAGACGTGTACTGGAATCCTTGGTCGCTGTGAACGATCAATCCGGTCACGTCTTTTTGCTTAGAAAAGGCTTTGGCGAACGTCTGAAGTACCAGCTCATTATCGCGCTTAAGTAGATTATTGGCCACACGCTTCGCAGCTTGGTATGTCATGTTAAATCGACTTTTCCGACGAATGTTGGCTCGAAGACCAAGCTCTTCCCTCCCGCATCCAAATTTCCAAACACTTTTTAGCATCGTTTTCTCCCGTTTCAATTGCTGGACATATCGCTCCTGATCTAAATATTCCTTTCGTCTCTCTCGTTGATCCAGTAGACCAAGCTCACCTTTTTCACAGTATTTGCGCATCCAACGCCTTCATCCGACCCTGATCTTGAATTCCTAAATGTTCGTTGATTTGCCGATACGTTTTCCTCTACGTGCAGGTGGGTACCTCTATCTTCAGTTTCTTCAAATAAGTTTTAAACTTTTGACCTTTAATAGCCATAAAAAATGCACCCCTAGAAATTCATCGGTTAAACCAAGGGGTTTTTCCAATGTCTATTTTAAGTGGTGCACTTAAGGTGCTTAATGTTGCGGTGAATTAATCAGTCCCAGAAGCTAACATATTGAAGCGATATTGCACAGTGTCAGAATTGCTATTCCCGATTTTTACAAAAACGCTAGCTCCGTTAGGTATATAGAGACCTTGAATAATGACTCCGTTTGTAGGTTCATTTTTTTGACCAGGTAGGAATGTTGACTCAAAGTTTCCGTAGTCAATTATTACGCCCATATTGAGTTGTGTCCCTGGTGCCGTTGGATATATCGTTGCATTAAAGAATACTGCTTTTCCAGTAGCATTCGTCCACTTATACCAATCGACATCGTTGTTTCCTTGAATATAGAGATCGTATAGGGTGTTATCGAACAAAGTTATCGCTGTTTCTCTTGTATCACCGATACCAATTGCTGTAGGAGAGATCGAGTCATTCGTTTCCTCGGCAAATGCTGCGACGGATGTTCCAAGTATTCCAACAAGTACAAGAAAAATAGCAACAAATTTCTTCATCGATTGATTCTCCTTTTGGGAATTGGCCAACTCCTACTACCAGTATAAGGAAAAGCAAAACGAAAAATATATGGGACAAACCTCCTGATTATTGTAAATATTTAGAATATTATGTGGTTCATTAGATTTTATTATCATTTGATTACCGTTGCCCTCAGTGAAATATAGTACTACTGGTCACCCATACTTTTAAAAATACGTCTTTCAATGGAAAGGTTGCATCCAGTGTTAATCACCGTAACAACTTCCCATGAAATGCATAACCAATCCCGTTCAACAGGCGTTCTAACTATAAAGAGCATGGCGTGAGGAACTCAAACAAGGATCCAATCCCTTTATGGATCTTTCCAAAAAGATTCGTTAGGTGTATCCATAACAAATAGGAGCCGGATACATGCATCCGGCTCCTGTTAGAATGTTTAGATGTAAACGACAGGGTCCCCTGCCTTCACTTCATTTCAGCAACTCTTCCGGTGTCTCGCCGCGGTACACAAATAAAGGGCTTGCGGAATTGACAACAAACACCGCAACCATCGTCAGGGCCGATGCGACACCGCTAAAGAAGCGGTGTTTCGCTTTGCCGATCCGGGACATATGAGCCTCCTCCTCTCCAGTGAACTAAACTGACCGCTTGGATGAAAAATACGATCGCTAACGTTGGAGATTGAATCACAATATTCACCGCCACAATCAAACAGCTGATCAGGCGAAGTTTGGGGTAATGCACGCTGGATATACGGGATTGGTCCTTAATTCGGCTCGGGGCAAAGCGGATGACAAGCAGCAAGCTTGCCAAGTTCAGAAGTTGTATGTATAAAAGGCCCGGCTCGAGAAAGGACACCAGGGTGAACAATCCGGTTGTCACGGCAATGCATGCGGCTCCGGATTTCAAATGCATCCCTCCCGAGAACTGCCGCAGGACGGCAAAGCCGATCAGGGATAGAGCCGCCTGCCCCGTATTGCCGGTCAACCATGCGATCAGCATCGTTAGCGATACGATCAGCACCACATTTAACACAATGGCAACAGCATGTGCCAAGACGGGGAGAGTCGATTTATGGTCGGGTACTTGTCGTTTGATCCTCTCTGCGATCCGTTTGGCGGTTTCCTCTAACAACATGGCGATCCCGCTCCTCCGATTGGATGGCATAGTACAAGAAGATTCCAAAAGTACTGGCAAAGAAAACAAAATGAAGCCACAAATGGTTCAGATAAAACAAGATGGCGACCAAGACGAGCACGATCGCGATGAGGACAATCAAGAGAACATGCTCGAATTTCAAACGTGCCCTCTCGATATTAAAATGAAAGCCGATACCGAGTTTATACATGACCCAGGCGGCCAACAGTCCTGTTCCTGCACTCAGCACCTGAAGAATGTATCCGTCAACATGATCGGTTTGCACAGTCTCAACCGAGCCGAATATCAAGGACAAATAGGCAACCTGAATCACGGCATACAGCATGTAACCGATCATCGTGCAAACGGCAGACCAGATGACAGGAATCTTGATAATGGTCGAGTATAAGAACAGGAAGATCAGAAGGGTAATTAACGGAACTAGAAAATCCAAATGATACTCATTGCGCAAGATCAGGCTTTGAACATTCGCCAAGGTCATAACCAGCAGAGCTTGACCCAGGTGCTGGGATATGGGGATCCGCAGCAGGCTCATGATCAGCCAATGAATCGCCAGTGTTTCTAATGTTGAAAAAAACATAAATAAGACAGCTTCCAT